CGGCAAGAAAGTCCGACCAGAAATAAATCCGGTCGGTAGTTCCCGGCAGTGGAATCCACTGCACCCACCTTCGTACGTATTTATGACTTACGATGGGTACCAAACTGCCTTCAAACGCCTCTCGACACCCTCCTTCTCTGTACCTTTCAAGGTACCAAAGAAAGAGAGCGCGCGAGTCATACACTCGCTTATGTTTCGTCTTTGAGACATAAGCTTTGTAAAAGAGTGCATGGCGGCCACGGTATCTCTTACCGGGGTCGCGACGTAGAAGTCTCAGATTGTAACACGTTGGGGTGTCGACAAAGACGCCCCTGAGCGTATCGTGCCCAAAAGGAACTAGAGGAAGCTTCTCACTAACAACTAAGTTAGCGAGAAACGACCAAAGCTCCCCATGGATTCGACCCACGCTCACGAGTCCATTGATATTATGGCATAGAAGACGTTTATCGTCATCTCGCCAATCACGGACATAGAACGGAGTTACATCGATGCCATGGAACCAATTCGACCCGCAGGACTCCCGAAAGGGGCCCTCGGTGTACGTCTTGTCTTCATTGACATCGAATCCGAGAAACTGTAGCAGCCTAATCAGAACCTCAGAGTACACGGTCGGAACGACGATATCATCGCCGTAGACGGCATACTCGCGGGCTCCTACGGCTACTACAGCCGCAGCGAAAACCAAGGTCTCTAACGTAAAAGTGCATCCGTTTCCCATCGAGGAAAACTTCTGGTAATCGAGTTTAAACCCGTTACCAGGATGCACATACATTGGAGAACGGAAGTCGCACAGCACCTTATACCATGAGCTTGGAAATAACCAAGCAACAGTATTCAGTGCCAGCGTATCCGAGGCCTGTGAAAGATCTATCGTGGAGAATTCTCCAGTGGTAGATCCAACACGAGCCAACTCTTGGTTTCGGTCTTGGCAAGATAAATCAACGCCTAAAATTCTAAGGCGTCGCTTGATGAACGAATCGACTGCAAGCTGAAGGGGAGTATTCCCCGTAGGCTCACAGGCAATAGTTCTATCAGTCTTCCAAGACTTTGGAACGGTGGTTACACGATTCGCGTCGTTAGCCCTTATCTTCAATTTCCCATAGCCGAAGAAACGGCTTAGGGTCTGAAGATAGGGCTCGGCACGCGAAGTAGCATCGAAGCGCTTATTGATTTTAAGAATAGGCGCTGATTTACTACGGGGTCGTGTAGCCGTTGCTCCGGATGTCACTCGGACTAAACGAGGTAAATCCTCGAGGAAGTCCTCCACAGGTCCTAAGGTTTGATGGATAATTCTTTCCATCCTAGATAAGTAAAAAGCCAAATCAGCATCGGCGAAATCAGCACTCCCATCTCTCAATTCTGAGAGGAAAGAGGGGCTGACAGCCTTATGATGGTGTTGGATATAGTACTCTTCTAGCCTCCGATTCGTTTCAAGACACTTTGCTTCTGCCTTATCAAAGGCTTCGAGCGCGGCGTCCTGGGCGGAATCGGGATCAGTAAAAGCTGCGTTCTTTTTGAACATGGCCTCTATCTGACTAAGGACTCGGTAGACATCAGGAGATGACAATGCATCCTGACAAAGTGACACTGTGGCCGCCAAGGCACCTAAATTACGTGAACGTATCCAACCAAGGATACGCTCTGTTATTTTAGGGCCGAGGAGGTCCCGGTGATCGCGAACAAAGTATCGACACACGTCGTATACAATGTTGGGTGTCTTCATTTGAAGTACTCCTTTTACAGTTACGGATTACTAACCTCCTGGCATAATAAACCAGGGGAAGGTACCCTGTAGCACATCTAGGGGAAGCCTGAGGTAACCGAAGATCCCAATAAGGATCACGGAACCAACAAGGGCTGTCCACTTAATGGGCGACTTTTGGTCCGGTGACGAATCACCGACAATTTTTCCGAAAACTTTGGTGGCCACAGCTCTCAGAGCTGGAGCCGCCAAACGGAGAAGTTGAAGAACCTTCATAGATTCTTACCTTAAGTCAACCATTCTAGAGTGTTTACAGAGTTGGCAAACTCATCTCCCGCGATAATATCGCGGAAGGTGGCGAGCGCCGTAGTAATATCCGAAGCAGTCCCGTTAATGGGCGCACGGAAAGTACCTGTAAACGCGACTTTGGAGGAAAGCACGTCACCGTTCGAATCTTCGGTAGCGTATATAACGCTAACGGAGTATTCTGCGACAGTTTGGCTTCCCACCGGGGTCTTCCGTTTCTCAATCACAATGTTCGGTTTACTGAACGTGTGTGTACTGAGAGCGGACGTACGAGAATCTCCATTATTGGAGTATTCAGTGAGGGCTGTACTCATTGCAGCCATGGGTTTCTCCTTTAGCGTAAGATTCGCTGACGAACAAGTGCCAATAGATCGGCTACTTTTAAGTCATTGAGTCTCACGTTGATGTGCGGAATTCCTGACACTGAACAGGGAAAACGTTGCACCATCGTCGCATCACTGTAGTTATATACCTGGCATTCACCAGCGGTGTAGCCAGCTACAGGATTAGAACTAGTGATAGTTCCACTCCTAGTTGCTCGTATTGAGTAACCATAAGCTGCAGTGTGATGACGAGAAAGCAAAAGAAAGCTAATAGCATCGATTGCCGCACCAACGTTGACAAACCAATCAAGGACAAAGCTGAGAGTTACAAGCTCCCAGCCAGTCTTGAAGGGGTTGAAAGCGAACTGCGGAGGGTCTATGTCTGCCACAACTGAGCCTCGCAACGAAGTAAGCCACTCCGTTGTTGAGGTCCAATGGTGGTATGCAGCCCCAGAATTGGTATAACCAGTTTCCTGGCTTACTTCACTCTGGGACAGACCCGCTCTTTGCGAAAATCTCTTTCTCTCGAGAGAGAGATTGGCAAGCGCTTTGTTAAAATCCTGGTAGTCGTACATTAATGGACGCCAACCATACCTAGCTTCAAGAAGCAGGTTAGACGCTAAGGAAGTGCCCTTACGGACATTTTCCGAAAGCGGCTTGGATTTCATCAAAGCTGCTAAATGTTTCGAAGGAGTTTTCTTGATAGCCTTAACAGTGCCAAGAAGAATATTCTTGAACATGTTACGGGTCTCTCGAAATTCACCAAGAAACGTAAGAGCATCGAAGCCATGGGAGTAGATCTGAGCCGCCGCGGCGTCCACAAGAGCTTGTGGATTCCCCGTCGGAATCATATCTTCCATTTCCGATTGAGTGATTAGCCAAGGCATCCAACCTGGAAGCCAATGAGGCTCAGCCCAATAGTAAGTATAGGGTGAGGACGTTGCAGTCCTACTCCATACACCACCGCGCTGTCCGGTACATTTAAAGTGCCAGAAATCAGTCATAGGAAGTAAATCTCCCCGTGCTTTCCTCTTGTGGTAATTAGGGATGTTCCAACCGTACATATGCTCCTCAGTATTCTTCGAGGAGGCATTATACGTATAGTATACAGACGGGTTCGATGGGTTCTTCATGATAAACCAATCATGGAGATCATTATCAGACCCGTTCTTGTATCTATAGGACCATCCTATTTTCTTACTCACAAGCGTTCTCCTTACAAAGGCGAGAGGCGCAAGCCTCAAGCCTACTACGACAAACCGCATTTATTTGCCGTAATTGTCATAGGTTCCAATATGGATGCCCACGCTTAGGTAGCGTGAGCATGACCCCCCAACAACGGG